GCCATTGCATCGCGCTATGTCGTTTGGAAGGCTCACGGGTCCCGCCTCGTCTTCCTGCCGCCGAATGCGAACGGGCCGGCGTCGCGGATGCCTGAGGCTGGCTGGGGCCGCGGCGGCACCGGTTCGTCAAAATCAAGCAATCGCGACGGCTCGATCATTCCGGGGCTGTCGTCGATCCAGATGTCGACCTCGATCTTGTGACGTGCAGCCGCGCGTCGCTTCGGCTCCCCGTCTCGGCAGCAGATGACGGGGCAAGGGATCTTCGGTTCGTCAGGCCCTGGCGGCGTCAGCCTCCCTGTGACGCAAATTATTGAATGCCCGCGCACTTCCGCCAGCGCCATGAACCCCCGCCACATCGACGGGTCAGCTGTGAACGTGAGGTCGTAGTCGATGGCAATCGTCAACGGTTTGTGACCCTGCAAGCGGCAGTCGGTTTCATAGTTCATCGCGGCGGCTCCGGTGCAGTCCAGACAGTGCCGCAGACCTTGCAGGTACATTGCGATTCGCACGTTTCCCACTGCACGCTCGCCTTGCCGCCCGATGCGAGCATTGCGGCGCGGCAGGCGTTCCAGCCGTTGTTGGGCGGCAAAGGTAGCGGCATCCAGTACGCAGCCGCCATCTTCTGGTTGCTGTGCCAAAAAATCCCACCAATCCATGCGCCATGCACCGTTTTGCCACCACGGACGAAAAGCACCTCCTGCGCCTCCTGCGGCAGTTCGTCGGCAACATCACGCCAGCGAGGGGCGCGCTCAATTGCGTCTGCCGCGTCATACAGGTCGTTCATCCATTGCTTCTGCTCAGGGTCGGCGTTGGCAATGTATTCGTGTGCCTCGGCATGGGTACGAAGCCGCCCAACAAGTACGTCAACCGGACCTTGCGCCGGAATCGTCGCTTCACTCATGATTTACCTCCTTCGCCGGCGCAAGGCCGGTTACGTCAGCGATGTACGACGGGTTGCAGCCGTAGGACTCGCGCAAAGCATCCGGCACGACCACGCTCGGCGCTGGCGGGGCTGTGTATTCAGGATGATCCGAAAGCCAGTCCACAGCCAATCCAGCCGAATCATCAGACCAGCATCCTTCGACCGTTGATTCGTGTCCCCGCTGGTGGCCTGCGTTGTAGGCGGCCAGCAATGCCGCCGCCTCGCCCTGCGCGGGCTGCTGTGCTGCGCCAATCAACATGCGCTCAGCAGTTCTCCATTCGTCCTCATCAAGAATTTGCGTCAGGTATTCACCAAGGCGGCGCAACGGCTCTGGCGCTCGGTCAATTGCGTCTTGGATGAACTGCTCGGCTTCATCCGCCGCGCTCATCGCCGGATGCTGTGCTAGTGCTTCGGCGGCAATGCAAGTGCGGCAACCAGAACACTTCGCGCCGATCATCCATGAGTCGCAGTCAAACGCTGCAATCTTTTCCAACGCTTCCCTCATCGCATCAGCCACGGGGCACCTCCTGATTGATGGCGGTAAACAAACCGCATCGTTCTGCGTGCTGGCTGTTCGAGTAGATCCATTTGTTAGGGACAGTCCAGTAAGCGTCCGGCGTATATCCGCGCGCTTCTAGGTGAGCAACGCGCCGTTCTTCCGCCACCTTGCAAAGCCGCTTTACACGGTCACTTCCGTACTGATCGCCGCAGTTGGCGCAGTCGCCGCAGAACTTAGCCATTGGCATTGCCCTCCATGCTCGGGCGGGGGATGAGGGCCTTTTGCGACCAAATGCCGTATGGCTTTTGATCCTCCATCTGGACGTTATCGCCCAACACCGGATGCTGGTAGAGCCACGCCACCGGCTCCTGCTCGCACAGGGCGCGCAGGCGGGCCTCGGCGGTTTCGGCTCGATAGACAAGTTGTGTAATCACCTTCACGTAGTCGGGGGGATTCGCCTTCAGCCGCTCGTTCTCGGCCAGCAGGTCGCGGATGGCGTCAAGAATCACGTCCTCGGCTGGCGTGGTTGATACGAATTCATCGTATGCAGCCAGCAGCGCCAGCGCCCTATCGTGCAGGCTAGTCATACCGTCACCTCGGCATAGCCGTGGTCGGTCAGCAGGCGGGCGATGCGCTCGGCAATGTCGCGGTCGGTGCGCTTCAGTTCGAGCCCCTCGCGGATCTCCTCGGCGATCATAAGTATCGCATCGACGCAGATCACAGCATCGCCCCAGCGATCTCATTCAGCAGCTTGCGCACGCTCACCGGAAGCGCCTGATCTTCCGTCATCAGCAGCCGGTCGGCTTCGTCGCTCCATCTCAGAATCAGCGCCTCCAGCCGCTTCGCTTTCGCCACCTGCTCGGCAGCGTAAATCATGTCTTCGGTCATGCTCCCCTCGCTATCTGTGGGTTGATGTAAAGAAATTCGCCCCGGCCCCGGCCATCGCGGGCCAGCTCTCCGACCGCCACCGCCAGCCCTTCGTGCCGCAATTCGCGGACGTAATGCTTGACCCTGCTAGCGCCCATGCCCAGCATCGCGGCGCAGTCTTTGATGCTGCGGGGGCTGGATAGCAGGCCTTGAATCTCGCGCTTACGCTTTTCCGATGCTAGGTACTTCTTGCTCGTGTACTTTGCAATGCTATGCCCTGGCCGGCGCACAATTGCCAGCCTGCCTGCCGGTGTTTCGGGCGGGGTCCAGCCGATCACTTGCACGCAATCACGACGCTCGCCGACTGTCGCCCATTCGATGCGCCTCGCCGCCAACAGCGCCTGCACTGCGCTCGCCGCCGTCGCCCGTGACCATCGGCCTTGCAGCCTGTTGAGCAAGCCCGCGACGGTCATTGGAGCCTCTGCCAGTGTGACGATCTGCATGGCGTCCTCGATGCATGTGGCGGGACTCAGTTCGATATCGTCGTCCAGGCTCGGGCGTCTCATTTGCTGGCCCTCTCGCGCTTTGCGATCTCGTCGGCGATGTACCAGGCTGCCTTCCGCAAATCTTCAAGCGCGTCATTCTTCAGGTCAGCGCGCCAGATGTACTTCGTGGCATTGCCGAGGTTGAACCCCATATGGCGGACGATTTCGATGCACTCGATGCGCTTCCCGCATTTGCAGAGCGCCGGATGGCTCGTGTAGTGCTTTGGGTGGTTTACTGGGTCACTCACTTTCGTGCTCCTGTAAATAAGAAATTAAACGGTGCAACGTTTCCTTGCTGTCTGAGACCATTCCGAGAGCGCCGTTGCAGCGATGGCATAGAAGGGCGCGGACTTTCCCTGAGCGGTGGCAGTGGTCGACTGCAAATGGCCTAGTGACGCCGCGCCCTCTAGGGCTTTTCGTCCTGCATACCGCACATCCGCCGCCCTGAGACTCAAGCATCGAGAAGTAGTCATCAAGCGTTAGCCCGAAACGTTTAAGATCGTGATTAGCTTTGTTAGCTGCGTGCAAAGCCGGGTTCGCGCTTCTCCATGTTCGCTGAGACGCCGCGTGTTTTTGCCTCTTAACTTCGACGACGCACGACTTGCAGTAGAAGTTTCCTCCGCAACTCGGCTCAAAGATCAACGAGCAGGCTTTGCACGGCTTGGGTTTTACAGCTCGGTCGGCCCACTTCTTAGGGCCGCCAAACATAGATGCTCACTAGAATGTCCTCGCGGCCGGGCAGCGCGGCATGCCGACTGACAACAGCAGCCTTTTGTCGGTTCTCGTCCTTTGTCATTGCGTTAGCGAAAGCCTGGTAGTTGACGCCGAACTCCGTGCCGACTCGCGCAGCGACACCGTGGGCGGGCGTGGCTTGCTAGCACGGGTTCTCGATAGAACGATCATCATGGCGCGTTCACCAACAAACGAATAAGCCATGTGGCGTACGTCGCCAGAATCGCCGTGTTTGCGCAGCCGATCGCGAGGGCGACTAATACCTGCCGGCGAGACGTGGCGCACATCGCGGAGGAAAAACTCGCGAAGACGCCGATCGCGCCTATGACGACGCCGATAATCGTAACTATTGGAGTCACGTCTTCGCCTCCCACGCATCGCAGTTGCGCTCGTAATGCGGCGAAGGGCTGAACCCGAAGCCGATGCCGTCCGTCCAACTCCGCTGCCAAGCATTCGCAGCGCAGGCGCCGAAACGGGTGGTCGGCATGCTCAGGGTGAAGTGTCGGCAGGTGCCGCAGGTCATGGCTGCACCCCTTCAAGCCGCATCGCCTCGCCGTACAGTCGGGCCGATTCCTCAGCGTCCGAACTGGCGAAATACTCGGCCATCGCCTTCAGTTCTGCGATACGTTCGGCGACACCGGCAGCGGTTCCCATGCGAGCCTCGTTCGCGGTGACGGGTGCAGCTCGGGGAGTCACAGGGATGGGGTTCACAGAGCCTCCTTTCCGTTGCGCGGCGCGAAAGGAATATCGTCGTCGATCATGTTCGGCACGGCAGCACCGGCACCGGCCCGAGAAGCCTGACGCGGCGCTGGGCGTTCCTGCGGGGCGTCCTGCTTGCTCGCGAGCAGCTTCACGTCATTGATTCGCAGCGTGGCGACGGTCTTCGTCTGCCCATCCTTTTGATACTCGCGCAGGCTCAGTTCTCCCGACACGCCGATGTTGTCGCCCTTCTTGATGTAGCCCGCAACCTTGGTCCCGCGATCACCCCACCATGCGCAGTCGAGCCAGAGAGTGGTCTTCTTGTCGCCGAAGCCAACATCGACGGCGACCGGCCAAGAGGTGACTTCGGACGATCCGGCCTGACGGGTCGCGGCGTCGCGGCCAACTTTCCCTACAAAACTGCATACGTTCATGTTTTAGGCGTCCTTGTTTGCGGTCGCGAGGGATTTCGCGGCCTTGTACTTGCTGCGAATCGGCGCGGACATGTACGTCCACACCGTCGTGAATTCTTCCGCTGTGAAGCCTTGGGCCTGGACATAGGCCACAGCATCAGCGGCCAGCCCGCGCTCAATGAAGGCGCTAATTTCCTCGGCATGCTCGCGGAAAAACTGCTGCTCGGTTTCCGTCAGGCCATCGCGGACGCCAGCAGTCGGGCTGATCGACTTTGGCTCGGGCTTGGCGGGCTTATGCGATTTCACGGCGGCGTTGCCATCATCATCTTCGGGGGCGATGCCGACCATTGCGCACAGTCCATATCGGCGAGCGTAGGTAAGGGCAGATCCGAATCCCTGCGCGTCCTTCTTATTGGCGGGAACGTGCAGCCCGCCATCGGCGATCCACTGGCCGGATGCATGGGCCAGCATAGTGACGAGGATCACGCCGTCATCGCACGGCTGCGGCATCTGCAGAACCGCGATCCCATGTTGCGTCAGGCTATCGCGGCAGGCTTCGACACAGCCCGCAAGGTCAGCGTATTTGCTGCGGAACGCCGGATTGGTGGCGGTCTTTTTCGCGCCGTCGATTTCGCCCTGAGCCTTGGCGAGTGCTGCGGCGATCTTGTCGATGTATTCACTGTGTTTCATCAAAATTCCTCGATTGGTGGCACTTCGTTGTCCCTGTCGTCGCCTGGATAACCGTGGGCATCTGGATCGCCAGGCCCGCGATTCACCGGATAACTCCTCTGAGCAGCGTGCGCGGAATCAGCGACCAGCCCGGCAGATCTCGCCGGCAGTAGACGACCGGAGCGATGTGCGGGGGGGCATGTCAGGGCCATCGCTGATTAGCTCGTGACCGCGCCAGATGTGGGCTGCGCGGACCGATTCACGTGTGGCCTGCTCGGCAGCAGGGCGGCGGAGGCGGAGGGCGAGTCGGGCGTTCATGCTGACACCGCCTTGGCAGAAAGGTAATCGTGCAACTCTTGGGCGTCGGCGAACACGGAATACGCATCCTCGCGAGTCGCCATGTGCGTGAACGTGCTGTCGTGAAGATGGCTGTAATCGCAACCGACCCGGACGCAGGTCACCTTGCCGTCATACATCGGGTATTCGAGAAGGCTCGGACCGCAGTGCAGCGGCAGTCTGCATGCGGCATCCTGAAACATATCCGGCCCATTGAATGACGCGAAATACGGATGCGGCGGGTAGATGTAGGCATACACGCACCACCTGTTCGGTCCTTCCCCGATACAAACTCTGCCCTCGTGCCGATTCACTTCGATCATGAAGTCTCGACCGGACATGCGCCATGACTCGGAATGCCTCCACTCGGCGGCGCTCATGCCGTCACCGCCACATCTTCGTCGCCGCACACCCATACTTCCACGGCCTTCATCACGGTCTTCTTGACGCACATCTCGTCACGATAGGCGTACCCGCGAAGCTCAAGCCGACCGATTTTGCCGACGGCGTTGACGAAATAATCGCTCTCCTTCATCGGCTCATTGACCAAATCGAGACGCCGGCAGGCGAGCGAGAAGTCGGCCTTGCCGAGCCGAAACTGCGGCGTAACGTCAAGGATGACCCCATCTTCACTGGCGATCTTGTCGAGCTTGTCGGCCAACTGCCGCAGCCCTTCGCTGGCTGGGTGGCTCATGACTGAACCTCCGTCGGTGCAGCGGCTTCAGCAAGAGCCTCCCGGATGGCCTCGGCCAGCTCGGAGTTTGCATAGGCGGCGTCAAGGTGCCGCGCCCGGTCGTGCAGCAGTTTCAGCAGGTCAGCGATGTTCATAGTGCGTCCTCGATTTTGCGGATTGCTTCGTCAATCAGAATGTCTCGGGTGCTGTCCTTCAGCGCCCACCACAGCTCTTCGGCATCACAGCCGCCGACCTCAACCTCATCCACCTCAAACCAACTCTCGTGGCCTGGTTCGCCGCCGCTCGCGTAACTCGGCGGGGTCGGATCGGCTGCCGGCGTGTATTCGCCCCGGAGCGTGATCTCTACCTCGCCGAGCAGAACATCGACGGCTTCCCTCGTCCTTCTTGCCATCTCGTTTCCCCCGTCGCGCTTCGATGGACGAACTATCCGCTATCCCGAACCGGCGCGCAAGTGGTTCTCCGAACTTTTTTTCAAAATAATTTGCGCTATCCTACTTGCGCGCCAATTCGGCGACCCGTACTGTAGCCCCATGAACATTGACTGGCAGGAACTGGTAGCACAGCTGGAAACCGCAGGCGTCACGCGATCTGTCATGGCGCGGGTCAGCGGCCTGTCTAAGTCGAGCCTGTCTGAACTGGCGAACATCGCCGGATCGCAGCCGCGAGGCTCGGCAGCAGTCGCGCTGTACGAACTCCACCGCCGCAGGATGAAGCGGCACAACCGAGGAAAGGCATGAGCAACAATCCGAGTCACGCAAACAACGTCGGTAGCGCCGGCCACTATGAGCGGCAGTCGCCATCGGGCCGCGCCGAGTTCATCGCGCAGCAGTTCGCACAGGTGGCATGGTGGCGCGACAAGCTGATCGCGGCGACCAGCAAGGGCGACATGTACGAGGCCAACGACTGCCTCGAAGAAATCCGGAGCATCTACGCGATGAACCCGGAGATCGTTGCCGACCTTAATGCCAGGCTGCTGGCGAATACGGAGGCCACGGTATGACCGACCTGACAAAGCCCAATCAGCCGGAAAGAATCTACAACTGGCTGAGCACTCAGCTCAGCATTGCGCGGCACTACGGCGGCATTACCTACAACGGTGCCAGCTACGTCATCGCTTATGGCGAGGAAGGCCAGCCGCTGAAGCGGGTCGATCCGAAGCCGAAAGCAAAGAGGGCCAAGAAATGACCGACCTGCACGACAAGGCGCGCGAACTGCTGGAAGGCCCGAAGCGCTACCCATCGGACACTGGGCGAACGGTCTACACGCCGGTCTTTATGAAGCATCTGGCTGCCATGACGCAAGAGGGACTGCACGACAAGGGAAACATCGCCGAGCAGCTTGCGTATCGCGATCAGATCATCGCCGGCCTGTTGGCCGAGAACGAGCGGCTGACGAACGCGCTGGCCGAGCGGCAGGCGCACTGGCGCGATGCTGTGGGCGAAGTCGAGCAGATGAAAGCGGCGGTGGTTGAGCGCGACCGGCTGCTTGCCGCCGAAGATCGCTCGCATACGGACACGATCATCAAGCGCGACTACGCCGAAGAAGTGATCGACAAGCTGTGCGACGCCGTTCTGGGTGTCGCGCCCGAACATCGTCCCGAGTGGAGCAATGCCTACGGGTTTTGCGACGCGGTGGAAGCCGTCGAGGAACGAATGGCCCGAGCCGAAGCCGCCGAGGCCCGCCTGAAGGCGCTGTGCGAGGCCGAGCCGCTGATGCTGTTGCACACCGGCAAGATTTACGACGATGGCGAGCAAGATGATTGGGACAGCGAGGCGGACAGCGGCAAGCGAATCGACGCCTATTGCCGCAAGCATCCCGGCCAGACCACCCCACTCATCCCCCGCCCGAGCATGGAGGGCAAGCCATGAAAAGCTGCAACGGCTGCAAGTTCGCAAATTGGTACAAAACTGCCTCCGGCAGGATGCATCCGTCCGGCGACGGTCGATGCACCTATGAAGTGAAGATCCCGCCGCTGCCAGCAAGCAAGTACTGGTCGTGGAACAGAAAAGGTCCCGACATCAATGGTGGGCACATCAATCGCAGAGAAGAACTGCTCGACCACTGCGTCTGCTACGCCAATCAGGAGGTGCCCCGTGGCTGATGCGATCAGAAGTGCGGCAGAAGCTCTGATTGGCTGGATGACGCGGAATCAAGGCGCGGAACACTCAGCACCCGCTGAATACTGGGCTTTGCGCGCAGCCCTCGCCCAGCAGCCCGCGCAGGGCGAGGCGCTTTATACGATGGATGAGATGCGGGCCTATGCCGACGACTTCCATAGGTCGCGCACTGATTCCCCAGCACAGCCCGCGCAGGGTGATCCAGAACTCGACGGACTTATGGAATCCGATTTCACGACCGCGCTCGAAGCTCAAGCGTGGCGCAGCGGATTCAAGGCTGGAAACATGAAGCAGCCCGCGCAGGTCGACGCGGTGGGGGAGGTTTACCGCTACGGCAAAGACTCTCAGGGTAGACCTTGGCACGGAATCCACTGGTATGACGCCAACGTCAACACGCCGCATGGAACCAAGCTCTACACCGCCCCGCCAGCGCCGAGCGCGAGCGTGCCGATGGCGCCACCCGCAGCTTTTTCCGAATGGCTCCGCAGCAACATGCCGCCAGACACCATCATCAGCGATCCCGACTGGTGGGCGATGGCAATCTGGTCGGCTGCGCGCCGAGCGATCAATGCTGCGCCCGTCGCATCGGGCGGCAAGCCGACCGCACCAGAGCCGCCCCGCTGTACGCCGTAGCCGCTGGGATGTATGATTGATCTGCGCCCTGTCGCTGACTGAGAACCAGCGGCTGGGCGAGTCGAGAACCGTCAGGCAAAGGCTCTTCCACGGAGAGTCCTAGCCACTGGCAATCCGCTGTCCTGACGGGGCGGGATGCTGGGTTCTCAATAGCTAGGACTTTCCGTAGAGGAGCTTTTTTATGGGCGCTGCAAAAGGGAAAAGGGTTGGCCTGTCGAAGTCACGGCGCTTTGAAATTTTCAAGCGCGATGGCTTTACTTGTCAGTATTGCGGGGCGCATCCGCCGGCTGTGGTTTTGCACGTTGACCACATAGTTCCTGTAGCCGAAGGCGGTTTGAACGACGAGGACAATCTCGTAACTGCATGCCAGCCATGCAATGCGGGGAAATCTGATCGGCCTCTTTCAAATGCCCCGATGGCGCTGAAGGACAAAGCCGCAGCCACGCAAGAAGCGGAAGCTCAGCTTCGCGGTTATCACGACGTGATGGAACTTCGGAGAAAGCGCATAAACGCTGACGCTTGGCTCGTTTCAGACATTTTCGTTGATCACTTTGCGGACGATTCGATCCGTAAGGATTGGTTCCAAAGCATCAAGATGTTCAATGAGAAATTGGGCGCGCATGAGTGCATGGCTGCGATGGAGGCGGCAGTCGCGAAATGTGGCTTCAACAAAGACCATGCATTTCGGTACTTTTGCGGAATTTGCTGGTCAAAAATTAAGGAGGTCGCATGAGCCGCGCACGCAACATCAAGCCCGGTTTCTTCCGCAACGAGGATTTGGCGGAATGCACCCCGTTGGCTCGCCTGCTGTTTGTCGGCCTTTGGTGCGAGGCAGACCGCGAGGGCCGTCTGGAAGATCGCCCGAAGCGTCTGAAGGCGGAAGTCCTGCCGTACGACAACTGCGACGTTGACGCGCTGTTGAATGAACTGTGCCAGTTCGGCTTCATCCTTCGGTATGTCTCGGGCGGGTCCAAGTTTGTTCAGGTGGTGAACTTCGCCAAGCACCAGAACCCGCACTGCAAGGAATCGGAAAGCACAATTCCTGCACCGGACTCGCACCAGATTAATTGCGATGATGTAGCGGAGAAAGCACAGTACAAGCACGGTGCAAGCCACAATCAAGAACATGACAAGACCGGAAGTCGCCCGGCTGATTCCTTGATTCCTGATTCCTTGATTCCTGATTCCTTGTCGCCGCCGCAAGCGTCGGCCAACACCACGCCTCGCAAACCCGAACCTCGGGCAACCCGCATCCCCGATGGCTGGTCGCTGACCACCGAGCTTTTTGACATTGGTCGGCTAGCCCGCCGTGAATCTGGCCTGCCGGAAATTGACCTGCGGCTTGAGGCGGCGAAGTTCGTGGACTTCTGGCGAGCGAAGTCGGGCAAGGACGCCACCAAGCTGGACTGGACCGCGACTTGGCGGAACTGGTGCCGGAACGCATCGGCGAAAGCAGCGCCCCAGCGGCCTGCATCGCCTGACCCCATTTTCAAAACTGCTGCGGAGCTAGGGCTATGAGCGTTGTCCGTCTTGCCGCAACGCCAATTGCCCCGCCGTCGTGCATGGAGTCTGAGCAGCACGTCATCGGCGGGCTGATGATCGCCAACGGCTCCTGGTTCACCGTGTCGGGCATCGTGTCGGCTGACGATTTCTACACGCACGACCACCGCGTGATCTTTGACGCCATGCGCCGGATGCTGTCGGTCGGCAAGCCGGTGGATTTTGTGACGCTGACCGGCTATCTCCGCGATGAACGCGAGCTTGAGAACGCGGGCGGCTTCTCGTACATCGGCACGCTGGCCGCTGACACGCCGTCTGCCGCGAACATCGAGCATCACGCCAAGCGGGTGCGCGAACTGTCGATGCGCCGCAAGCTGATCGCGCTAGGGCAGGATATCGCCGCGCTCGCATACGACGGCACCGACTCCGAGGCGATAACCGCGCAGTGCAGCGCCGGGATTGAACGGATGCTGGCGACCCGCGCAGGAACGTCTAAGCGGTTCGCTGAGGCGCTGGACGATGCCGAGGCTACCATCGCCACCAATCGCGAGAAACGGCTTGCAGGCGGCGTCATTGGAGCGCCTACGGGGCTGCCGTCGCTTGACCACGTGCTCGGCGGATTCACCGGCCCGCGCCTCGTCGTCATCGCTGCGCGCCCTGGTACTGGCAAGACCGCGCTGCTGAACCAGTTCGCCATCCATTCAACCTACCGAGGATTCGGCGGGCTGATCTGCTCGCTGGAAATGGGCGCGGACGAGCTGATCATCCGAGCGATGGCAATGACCGCAGGGGTCAATGTCACGAAGCTGATGCGCGGCTTCGAGGAAGAGACGCAGCGCGGCCTAGACGCGGCGGTCGGCATGGGGAATATCCCGCTCTGGATCGACACCGAGACTTCCACGATTGAGGGCATTTGCGCGCAGATCGCGACCCACAAGCTGCGGCACGGCATTCAGTGGGCTGCGGTCGATCACATCGGCCTGATTCGCACGCAGCAGCGGTTCAACTCGCGAAACGACCAGATCGGCCACATCTCGTGGGAGCTGAAGTCGCTGGCGAAGCGGCTGAACATTCCAGTGATCGCGCTTTCGCAGTTGAGCCGCAAGGGCGAGGACGAGGGCCGGTTGCCGAGGGAGGACGACTTGCGCGACAGCGGCAACATTGAACAGGACGCCGACGTGATCATCATGGCGCACGTTCCGAAGGAGGAACGCGAGAAGCCGACCAAGATCGTCAAGATCGGCGTTGTGAAGAACCGCGCAGGCCCACGATGCTGGATTGCCGCTGAATTCCAGTTTGACGGCCCGACGCAGACGTTCCGGGAAATCGCCAGCGAGGCTTACCGATGAGGGAACTATCGTTGTTCAGCGGAGCGGGTGGTGGGTTACTTGGCACAAAACTACTAGGGTGGAAGGCAATCGGATATGTCGAATGGAACGAATACTGCCAGCGCGTCATCGCGCAGCGAATCGCTGACGGATACCTTGACCGCGCCCCGATCTTCGGAGATGTGCGTCAGTTCGTGGAGTCCGGTGCAGCTCGGCAATACCGAGGATTTGCAGACGTGGTTACAGGCGGCTTCCCCTGCCAGCCATTCAGCGCAGCAGGTAAGCAACTCGGAGCCGACGACCCCCGCAACATGTGGCCTGCAACGCGGGACTGCATTCGCGACGTACAGCCGCGATCCGTTTTGCTTGAGAACGTGCCTGGACTTGTTTCCTGCGGTTATCTCGGAACCGTCATTACTGACTTGGCCGCGCTGGGGTATGTGGGGCGATGGGGAGTTATCGGCGCTGCCGACTGCGGCGCACCGCACGAACGAGACCGCTTGTGGATCGTGGCCCACTCCGACCGCGCACAACGCGAAGGAGGGCGCGCATCCGTCCGAGTTCAACCGGAACACTCCGACGCTGGCAGCCGTCGCGGCTGGTGGAGTACCGACCCAGCCGATGATCCTGAATGCGGATTGGGTCGAATGGCTCCAAGGATGGCCGATGGGATGGACCGACTTAAAGCCATTGGGAACGGTCAAGTTCCAGCAGTGGTGGCACGCGCATGGAGGGAGCTAGCATGATCAAGGTTTGCGAATACCGCCCCACAACCGACTCCGCTCCCCGTTCCGCCTGCTCCGTCCGCACGGCCAAGGCATGGCGCGTGGACATGTTCATCCAGCGCCAGGACGGCAGCAAAGAGCGCAGGCCGATCACCGTGGCGATGCGCTCCACCATCGGCTACGTGCATGAGCTGGCGATGACGGAGCTACGCGACATGACGGCAGGGACGGAATCGTTCGCGGACTGCGGGTTTACGATTTGGGCGCAGATTTAGGTTGCGTTCGGTAACAGACAGAAGCATAATCACGGCAGGTTCACTGGAGTACACGATGGATTACGAAGCGTTTTTGTTTGACAAGGCTCAAGTGGGTGGCGAGCATGGTTTTGAGCCGGTGCATATCCCCGATGTTTTGTTTGATTTCCAGCGCGAGCTAGTCGCTTGGGCAATCAGAAAAGGCCGCGCTGCGATCTTTGCCGACTGCGGCATGGGCAAAACCATCATGGAGTTGGTTTGGGCCGACAACGTCGCTCGGCATACCGGCGGCAAGGTGCTACTGCTGACGCCGTTGGCCGTGACGCATCAGATTCAGGCGGAGGCGGAGAAGTTCGGCATTGACGCCTGTTTGTCTCGGGATGGATCTGCAACTGCGCAGATTGTCATCACGAATTACGAGCGGCTGCACTATTTCAAGCCGGAAGACTTTGACGGCATCGTCTGCGACGAGTCCAGCATCCTCAAGAACTTCGACGGCGCGACACGCGGTGCTGTAACCACGTTTTCGCGCAAGCTGAAGTATCGGTTGCTGGCAACGGCGACGGCGGCCCCGAACGACTTTACCGAGCTTGGCACTTCATCCGAGGCGCTTGGCTATCTCGGGCACATGGACATGCTCAACCGTTTCTTCAAGAACGATTTGAACAACTCCGCCACCGGTCGCATGCGCGGCGAGGTCATCAGGTGGCGGCTCAAAGGGCATGCCGAGTTGCCGTTCTGGCGTTGGGTCTGTTCATGGGCGCGAGCGATTCGGCGTCCGTCTGATTTGGGATTCTCCGATGACCGGTTTGTTCTCCCGCCGCTGATCGAGAGCGAGCACATCATTGCCGTCAACAAGCCGCTTGACGGCATGCTGTTCGCACTGCCTGCGCATGGATTGGCAGAACAACGCCAAGAGCGCAGGCGCACGCTGGAAGACCGCTGCGCAATGGTTGGCGACATGCTGAACGGAACAACCGAACCGGCTCTGGCGTGGTGCCAGCTGAACGACGAAGGCGAATTGCTGACCAAACTGATCCGAGATGCCGTTGAAGTCAGTGGCCGCGACGACGACGACGAAAAGGAGGCCAAGCTGACGGACTTTGCGCGCGGGAATATCCGAGTCCTGGTCACGAAACCGAAGATCGGCGCATGGGGTCTGAACTATCAGCACTGTTCGCACACCACGTATTTCCCGTCGCATAGTTTCGAGCAGTACTACCAGAGCGTCCGTCGTTTCTGGCGTTTCGGACAAACCAAGCCGGTGCGGGTGGACATCATCTCAAGTGAGGGTGAATCCGGTGTGCTGAAGAACTTGCAACGCAAGGCAGAACAAGCCGACAAGATGTTCGCCAACCTGGTCGGCGAGATGAACAACGCGATGGCGATTGAAAAAGCAAACCAATACACGAAGAGCACGGAGATTCCGAAATGGCTGTGAAGGACCAGACGGTTACGGATCGGTACGCGATTTACAACGGCGACTGCGTTGAAGTCATGCAGGCGCTTCCGAAGGACTCTGTTCATCTTTCGATTTACTCGCCACCGTTTGGCGGGCTGTATCACTACAGCAGCAACGACCACGACCTGTCGAACTGCGACGACTACGATACGTTCCTGAAGCATTACGAGTTCGTGGTCAAGGAACTGACTCGTATCACCATGCCGGGCAGGATGACCGCTGTGCATTGCATGGACGTTCCGCTTTCAAACACCGGAACCGACAGCTATCTGGATTTCCCCGGCGACATCATTTCCATGCACAAGCGCAACGGCTGGCACTTTGCGGGCCGACGCGCGATCTGGAAAGAGCCGCTGGAGGTCAGGCTGCGGACGATGCAGAAGAATCTGGCGCATAAGACGCTGACCGAGGACAGCATTGACTGCGGCGTTGCGTCAGCAGACTACGTGCTGTTTTTCCGCAAGGCCGGTGAAAACAAGGTGCCGGTCGCGCATCCAACCGGAATGCTTGAATACGCAGGGAAGCGGATGATTCCGCAGGACCTCTTGAAGTATCGCGGCTACACCGGGAAGCAAACCGAGAACCGGTATTCGCATTGGATCTGGCGTCAGTACGCATCCAGCGTGTGGGACGACATCCGCATGAACGTCGTTCTGCCGTATCAGGAGGCGCGCGACAGCGAAGACGAAAAGCACGTGCACCCGCTTCAGCTGGACGTGATTGAACGAATTGTGGCGCTGTACAGCAACCCTGGCGAGGTCTGCTTTACGCCGTTCATGGGAGTCGGCAGCGAGGTCTACCAGCCCGTTCTGATGGGGCGTCGCGGCATTGGGGCTGAACTGAAGCCAAGTTATTATCGGCAGGCAGTCAAGAACGTATCCGCTGCCGCCGCTGGCATCAATGTCCGAGCACGGACCGAGGAACTTGATTTCGGAGCCGTTGAAGCATGACCGACGACGAATACTTCGCCGCGATCGAAGCCATCTGCGAGCGCGCCGAAAAGATGCTCCGGCAGAACGCTAACGAGCTGCGGCCTAGCGTCAAGCGGCTGCTGCACGACATGATCGACTTGCTGAGGACGGACGAATGAACCCGCGCTCATTCAACATCGGCGAACGCGACCAGCCCCGCGAAGTGATGAAACGGGCATGGTACGCACTGCTCTCCCTGCTCCCCGAGGCGCTAGGGCAGGGCGCAGGGCTTCGCGTGACCATCTCGCTTGACGACGAGATGACCGACCCGCAACGTCGCAGAATGAATGCGATGTGCGGCGACCTGAGCAAGCAGCTGCGGCTTGACTACCGGACGGGCGGCTATGTCCACGTCAGCGAATGCCCAGGCGGCGAGCGCATCGGCAAGGACGACTGGCGTCACATGATGGTCGCGGCGCTCAAGGGGCAGCGGAGCGTCCCGCATCCCGAGGGGCGAGGCTTCATCGTGCTGGGACAGTCGAGCAAGGCGCTCGGCAAGCGGTTAACGGCGGATCTGATCGACCTGATCGACGCATTCGGGAGCGAGCGCGGCGTTCAGTGGACAGACCCGGAACAGGTACAAATGCGGGCTATGTATGGAGATACGGAATGAGATGGCAACCGATTGAGCGGCGCGGAGACTCGCCTGAAGATCGCGCCGAACAGTTTATCCAAGCCGCGATTGACCGCGCACCGGAACCGCTGCGTCGGCTAGGCGAATACCTGACTCGCGTGCTTGATGAGGACGAATGGCCGACTGCCGAAAGCCTGCTGCTCGGCATTGCAGTTACCCCGTCCTCATCGAATGCCTCGGATAGCATTCTGCGGTCGGCGCTAAAAACAATCGCTGAACATGACTGCGACTCATGGATGGTCGGCGTGAAGTGTTCGGGATGCAGAACGTGCATTGCCGTTGATGCGCTTGCCGCCGCACCGGAGCCGCCCAAGTGATCCTTCCAAAATGTCCCACTCTATCGTGGAAGATGTGGCGTCTGGCCTACGCGCCGGAGTTTCGTTGGAGGACGCTTGACCCGCGTTACGGAAGCGTGACCTTGTTTTGCCTCGACGGCACATTTAGTCACATCGGCTTCGGATTCATGTGGCAACGCGCCGCCGCACCGGAGCAGGTGCAGATGCGGGCGATGTATGGGGATGCGGCATGAGGCGCGCGGCCAAGACAGACCGGAATCAAGCGGAAATCGTCGCTGCACTCCGCAAGGCCGGATGCGCGGTGCAGGACCTGTCCGCAGTCGGGCGGGGCGTGCCAGACCTTCTGGTAGCGCGGGCAGGGCTGAACATCTTGCTTGAGGTAAAGGACGGTAAGAAGCCGCCCAGCGACCGCCGTTTGACGCCGGAACAGGAGGCATGGCACGCGGCTTGGCCTGGCGACGTATACGTGGTCACAAGCGTGACCGAGGCGCTTGCGGTTATTGCCGGTGCTCGGTAAAATTGACGCGCTGATTCAGATCAGCGGTCTTTTCGCGGGGGCCGATACAGCGTGTTAGACCCTTTAACAGGGTTCAGCAACCACAGTACGCGCTGTGTGGCCCGCGAAGCCCGCTGAATCCTGTTAAGGGGTTTTCTGTGTCAGCCGTACTCCGCACGATAGCAAGGGCCATCTGCAACCCGGCCGCGCGGAACAAAGTAGGGGAGCGTAGAGCCACTGCCGGAACTTTGCGCGGCTGGTCGGAGGGCGAAAATCCCCGATAGGTGCGACTTCCGACGGCGCTGACTGCTCCCAAGCGGCAGCGGAAACCTAGCCCTCGGTTCGCCGAGTTCGTTCCTGTTAGATGCCAGCAATGGCGCAGGCAAGTGGTCGGCCACCACTCAAAAGACTTCGGCAGCTAGGCTATACGGTGGCAAAGGGGCGGCAATACGCATAACGTCGCTGTCTGCTTCGGCAGGCAGGAACTGCGGAAAGCGGACTATGGAGGAACGGTTATGAGGTACTTGGACGCCGTCGCATGAAGATTGAAACGTGGCACAGCCATTCCGAGCAAATGAGCAGACTTGGCCGCCATAACTGGAGCGTTGCGCGGCTGATTGAGCTATCGCGCGAACTTCCTGTCATGGATGTTCCGCTCAACCATATGAGCCTGTACTACAAATACGAAAAGCTGACCCTTCGCGAGATGGTCATGCATATGCGCGCGGTTTTGAACGCCGACTTGCAGTTTCCAATCATCCTAGATGAGGACGGCGAAATCATGGACGGTCGGCACCGATTGATGAAGGCTATGCTTGAGGGACGTCAAACGATTAGGGCGGTTCGGTTTGACACGAACCCGTCGCCTTGCCGAGTGTCAGAAGACGCATGATCCCGTACCTCACCGCCGTCGCCGAACTCGGCTGCTGCGTATGCGGCCAGCCTGCGCAGATACACCACGCTCGCGCAGGCTCAATGCGATACGTCGAGTCAGCCGGTACCGGCCTGCGCACTGGCGACGACTGCGCGATTCCGCTGTGCCTGCACCATCACACCGGAGCCGAGGGCATCCATACGCTGGGGGTGCTGACATGGGAAGCGCGCTACGGTAGCCAGCTCGAGATGCTGATAGCTGTGGCCGTTAGACTGGAAGCGGC